GAACTGAAGATGGTATTATAGGAGATATTAAAGATGCTGCTATGGAAGAAGAGGAAGCGGTTGAGCCTGAAACAGAAGTTGAAGCTACGGTTGAAACAGTAGAAGCTACTCCTAAGAAAATTATTAAATCTGTAAGTGAAGAACATCATTTTGCTGAATTGGCAAAACTACAGTCAGAAATTGATGCACTTAAACTTGCTGCGGTTGAAGTAATAGAAACAGTTGAAGAGGTTGAACTAGCGAAAGCAATCGTTTACAATCCTGAAAACAGAAATGAAGTTAACTATGTTGACTTAACACCTAACGCGCCAAAGGGAATGCGTGATAGAATTTTAGAAGAAATATACAATAATAAATAAAAAAAAAGATGGCTACAACAGCAACAATTACGACTACATATGCTGGTCAAGATTCAAAAATGTGGGTAAAAGCTGCTCTATTGAGCGGTAACACATTATCAAATGGGGGTATGACTATTATGCCTAACATCGCGTACAAAACTACGCTACACAAACTTGCAACTGATGGTCTTTTAAAAGATGCAACTTGCGACTTTACTGCAACGTCAACTGTAACTATTACAGAAAGACAATTAACGTTGGAGCCTTTCCAAGTTAATTTACAACTTTGTAAAAAAGATTTTTTATCTTCATGGGGAAGTGAGGAAATGGGATTTTCTGCTCACAAAGTTATGGCTAAATCTTTCCAAGATTACCTATTAGCTTACGTAACAGAAAAAGTTGCTGCTTCAGTTGAAACTGCTATTTGGGTAGGTGCAAACGCTACTTCAGGACAAATTGATGGTATTTCTACTTTGCTTGCTGCTGATGCTGCTTTACCTTCTGCTAATGAGGTTGCTGGAACTACTGTAACTTCTGTAAATGCTATTGCTGAATTAGGTAAAATTGTAGATGCTATACCTGCTGCATTGTACGGTAAAGAAGATTTAAAAATCTATGTTTCTCAAAACATTGCTAAGGCTTATGTTAGAGCGTTAGGTGGTTTTGTTGCTGCTGGCGTTGGTGCTAATGGTACTGAAAACAAAGGTACACAATGGTATAATAACGGTGAGCTTTCTTTTGATGGTATTCCATTATTCGTAGCAAACGGATTAGCTGCTAATACTGCTATTGCTGCTCAAACTTCTAACTTGTTTTTCGGTTGCGGATTGCTTGCAGACACTAACCTTGTGAAAGTTTTGGATATGGCAGACTTAGATGGTTCTGATAATGTAAGATTGATTTTAAGAGCTTCTTACGCGGTTAACTATCATTCAGTTTCTGACATCGTAACTTACGGAATCACGAACGCTGCGAATTAATTAAATTAAATTATAAACTTAAAAGGGTGGTGCAATATACGCCACCCTTTTTTAATACTTAAATATTATGGCTTGTGATATAGCAAACGGAAGAGCGGAAGCTTGCAAAGATTCAGTAAGTGGTCTATTGGCTGTTTACCTAATCAATTACGGAATAACAGCTGCGGAGGTAACTTATGATGTAACAAACACGGATTTAATAACTGCAATTGCTGGTGCAACTGTGTTATATAAATTTGAGTTGAAAGGTGAAAATTCTTTTGACCAAGATATTAAAACGGATAGAAATACGGGAACAACGTACTTTGAACAAAAATTAAATATCAAGTTGAAAAAACAAGATATTGCTACTACTAAAATGGTTAAGATTTTATCTTATGGTAGACCTCAAATTGTAGTTCACACACGTTCTAATCAATTCTTTTTGATGGGTTTAGAGCAAGGTGCTGATGTGGTTTCAGGGACTATTGGTTCAGGTGCAAAATTAGGTGATTTTTCAGGATATTCTTTAAGCTTTATGGCTGAAGAGGAAGTTCCTGCTAACTTCTTAAATTGTGCAACTGAAGCGCAATTATTAACTGTATTTCCTGCAGGTTCTATTGTAACTTCATAGTAAATTAATAACTAATATTAAGAGCGTACATTTGATGTACGCTTTTTTTTGGTTACAAAAGTAGTATATTTTAGTTTATAGATATGATACTATTAAACGAAGGTAGCGCAAATCAAACGATTAAATTTATTCCACGTTCGAATACTTATAATACTTTGATAGTTACCAATGAAAGTACGAATGTGAGTACAAATAAAACTATTATTTCAAGTTTAGTAGGTGATTACTATAATGAAATTGTAGCGGTTTTTAATCTTACTAAAGATACGTTTTACACACTTACTATAAAAAACAATAGTGATATAGTATTTAAAGATAAGATTTTTATAAGCAATCAAAATAGTGAAACTTATTCACCTAATCAAAACGTATATACTAGCCACGTTTCTACAAATGACTTTATAATATATGAATAAAATAGAAAATAAACGCCCTAATGTACACGTGTTAAGTTTAGCTTCTTACGTTGCGCCCGAACTAACCGAAAGTAAAGACGGTGATTACGTACAATATGGGGACAAAAATAGTTACTATAAATTTTTGATTGATAGGTACACTAATTCGGCTACAAATAACGCGGTTATAAACGGAGTGAGTAGATTGATTTATGGTAAAGGATTGACTGCCTTAGATGCTGCTAGCAAGCCAAATGATTACGCTTCATTTATTACTATGTTTAAAAGTGAAGACGTACGTAAATTAGTTATTGATTTAAAGATGTTAGGTCAATGCGCTATGCAAGTTTTATACTCTAAAGACCATAAAAAAGTTATTTCAGTACAACATATTAGTGTTCATCTATTATGCCCTGAAAAGTGTAATAAAGAAGGTAAAATTGCTAACTATTACTATTCTGATAATTGGGACAATGTAAAGGAGTACGCTCCGATGAAAGTTCCTGCATTTAATACGTCTACTTCTGATACCGAAATACTATTTGTAAAACCTTACAGCGTAGGGATGAAATACTTTAGCGGTGTAGATTATCAGGGTGGTTTGCCTTATGCAACTTTGGAGGAGGAAATAGCACAATACTTAATTACAGAAACTCAAAACAGTTTTAGCGGTACTAAGATAGTAAATGTTAACGGTGGCAGATATACTGATGAGCAACAGGACGATATTAGTAATAAGATAAAATCTAGTTTAACGGGGTCGAAAGGTCAAAAGGTAATAGTTGCATTTAATGAGAATCAAGAGTTAGCTACAACGGTTGTAGATATTCCTTTGAACGATGCTCCAAAACATTACGAATATTTATCTACGGAATCAAGAGATAAGATTCTAACAGCTCACAATATTACAAGCCCTTTGATGTTTGGTATTATTACGGGTACGGGTTTTAGTTCCAACGCTGATGAGTTAGCTACGTCAATGACTGCTTTTGATAACACAATAGTGCGTTCATTTCAAGACTTGCTTATAGATGCTTTTGATAGTATTTTAGCTTTTAATAACATAACTTTAAAGTTACATTTTAAGACGTTAAACCCATTTGAAAAACCTATTGACGCTGCGCCACAAGTTGCTGCTAGTTTAAGCTCACAAAAAAGCGCTTTACAAGTCATTTTAGATGAGTGTGAAGATGCAGAACAAAATGATTGGATTATTGTAGATAGTAGAGATGTTGAATTAGATGATGAGGATGTATTAAATAATCACATAGATTCATTAAACGCAGAACTACACGAAAAACTAAACAAACAAACTGTATTAAGTAAGTTAGTTAACTTAGTTAAAACGGGAGTAGCTAGACCTACTGCAATATCTAAACAAGATAAAGTAGTTAAAGAGCGTTATTTCAAAGTTAGGTATAAATACGTAGGTAATAAATCCCCCGAACGCGAATTTTGTAAAGCAATGATGAGCGCAAATAAGTTATACAGAAAAGAAGATTTAGATAAAATGGAATTTGAACCCGTTAATCCTGGCTTTGGTGAGGGTGGTACTAACACCTATTCGGTCTTAAAATATAAGGGGGGACCTCGATGCCATCATAAATTTGAACGCGTTACAATGATGTACGACTTTAATAATGACAAAGCAGGATTACAAGAGATAGGAACTAGAGCAGCAGAGATTAGAGGTTTCAAAGTTACTAATCCTTTTGAGGTTTCTATATATCCAAATAACTTACCATTGAAAGGATTTTCTCCTAATAATAAAAACTTACCTTCAGACGTTTAAATCATGGCAGAAGCATTATTAATAAGTAGAGCAGACATTGTAAAACATACAGCTATGAATGGAAACATTGATACTGATAAGTTTATACAGTTTATTAAGATAGCCCAAGATATACATATTCAAGGGTACACTGGTACTAATTTATTAAACAAACTAAAAGCTGATATTGTAGCGAGTACTTTAGCAGGGAACTACATAACCCTAGTGAACACATATTTGAAACCTATGTTAATTCACTGGGCGATGGTAGAGTATTTACCATTTGCAGCTTACATGATTGCGAACGGAGGTATATATAAAAAGGGTGCAGAAAATAGCGAGGTAGCTAGTAAGTCTGAAGTAGATTTTTTGATTGAAAAAGAAAGAAGTATAGCAGAAAGTTATAGTTCTAGATTTGATAGTTACATGACTTATAATCAAGCTTTGTTTCCTGAATATACAAATAATTCAAGTGACGATATTTACCCAAAACATAGCACAAATCTAGGAGGATGGAAACTATAAAGAAAACATACGAGCCTAAACAAGAGAATTTAGTTAAGCTAAAAGCATATATTAAAGTAATAAACAAAAAAGATGGCAGACAAAAAACTAAGTAGTTATACAGCGAAAACCACGCAGCCTGCAATATTAGATTTATTGCCCATATTAGAGTGGAACGGTGCAACGTATGACAATAAAACTATTACTGGTACACTTGTTTACACTCCTAGAAAACAAAGTGTAGCTAGTAGCGCAACGGTTACCCCTACTTTTTTAAATGATATTGTAGAAATAACAGCACAAGCAGCTAACTTAACTATTGCTAATCCAACAGGTACAGCAGTTGACAATATGCCTATGCTTATACGTATTAAAGACAACGGTACAGCGCGTACAATTGGATTTGGTACACAATATAGAGCAATAGGAGTAACACTACCTACAACAACTGTAATAAGCAAAACTTTATATATTGGATTAGTGTACAATGCAAACGATACAAAGTGGGATGTTTTAGGAATCAATCAAGAAGTTTAATTAATAAAAAATAAATAAGATGAGTTTACCAAATTTAGATAAGTTAGTAGCGAGCAAAGGGGTGTTTATAGTAAATGATACAACTGAAAAAACAACAGCATTTGCAGGTATTTTAGTATTAGAAGACACAGTGTTTAACACTTTAAAAGTTAGTGGTTCTGATGCTAAGGCTAGTTATATTTCAACTGCTGCAACAGCTATCAAAGCAGGCGCGTTTATAACGGGTCAAGGGGTTAACTTTTCAGGGGTTAAGTTAACAAGTGGTTCAGTAGCTTTAGTTTTAGCATAATGTTTGGGTTCGGTTATACGGGCATTATTGCCTCGATGAAAAAACTACCAAGCGGTGGTGGTAACGGCGCTTTAACTACTGCATGGATAACTGCAACTGGAGAAACTGATACCACTATCATAAGTGCTTTAAACACCTTAGAAACAGATTTAACAACTTACGGTTTAACTTCTAAAATGAAATATTTATATCCATTTGTTGGGGGAACTGCTGCAAAGCATAAGTACAATTTTATGAATACTGCCTTAAAACAATTAGCTTTCGTTGGTGGTTGGACACATTCATCAACTGGGGCGCAACCTAATGGAACTAATGGTTATGCAGACACTGGAGTAGTTAAAGGAGACTGGGCAAGTTTAGACTCTTTGAGTTTTGGTATATATTCAAGAACTAACATTCAGGGAATTTATGGTGATATTGGTATGGGTGGAGGTCCTGACGATTTTAACATGTATTCATACGCGGTTGGAGGAAATTATTACCGAGTAGGTGGTCCAGATGCTTCACAAGTTTCGGCTGGTACAAACTCTTTAGGGTTGTTTGTTGGTAATAGAATTGATGCAACTACTCTAAGATGCTTATCTAATGGGACTATAACTGCTAAAACAGTAGTTCAGGCGTTTACAAATACTCAAAATACTTTAATTGGTGTATCTTACGCCAATTACTCACCACGTCAATTTGCTTTATGTTTTTTTGCTGATGGTTTAACTGACGCTAACTTAAACAACTTAAATACTTTAGTACAAAATTTTCAAACAACTTTATTAAGAAACGTATGAAACTAACAGACATAACACAAGCAGAATGGTCTACATATGTAGGTCTATTGACTATTGAACAAAAAGATTTAATAGTAGGTCAACAGTACACTACGGACAGCTATTTCAATCCTATATTAGACTTAAACGACAATTGGGTAATATCTATTGAAGAGATGGAATATTGCACAAACGTAGATTACCTTTGGGTTAAGGATTTAGATTTAATTATATACGAGCCAAAGGTTCAAGTTAACCCTTTTTAAGATATGTTGCAATTCGTAGAAATAACAAAAAAGTATGGAGTGACAGGAGTGCTAGCTTGTTGGCTATGGATTACAAACTCACGAGTGCAAGCATTGGAGGGTAAATTAGAACATTGTTACGAGTTAAGAATGGCAAACGGGAATTTAAAAGCTAATAGAATGTATAGTAAATCAATTAATTTTGCTATCTTACCAGACAAATTTAAAATTAAAAGAGGATAATATGAGAAATTTAAAAGAAGTAAAAAAGAGATGGAACGCTGAAACGCCAATGTTTTTTAAGAAGTTAATCCACGTAGGAATAGTAATAGGTTTAGTTGGAGGTGCGTTAATTACGTTACCCGCTACAGCTTCAGTAGGTGCGGTATTAGTTACAATAGGAACGACTGCGGCAACGGTTTCAAAGTTTGCTAAAATCTAAATATGATAACAACTGCTGAATGTATTAAAAGATACGGGACGCCAAACGAGGGTGGAGTAGGTTATTTAGAAACTATTACTTTGCCTTATCCAATGGTTTATGACGGCAAGCCCGTTAAGAAAATGAGA